CTTATCCGTTGTCCTTTTACCTACTGACAACCCGACTTTCAGATAACCCTTGCTGTTCTTATAGGGTTTCAAAACGTGTCCTGTTTCTGCGTTTCTCACTCTGCCCCACGAACTCACTTGATATTTTCCGTAGTACCCGTCAATGTCTTTCCATACTTCCATGCTCCACCTCCCTATCAAAGAATGTCATCTGTCCGTTCATGCCATATCCTCACGTTGCCAAATTGCTTAAATATTCCTCAATGGACATCTGCTTATCTTCGTCATCCAGGTTCATCATGTTTGATTTTGCTTGTAAGAAGTATTCTCTTTTCAGTTCTATTCCAAGACCCTTACGGTTCATTTTGACCGCCTGATAGACTTCCGATCCGATACCCATAAACGGTGTGAAAACAACATCACCCTCTTTTGAATACATTTTCAGGCATCTTTCGATAACATCTAACTGTAACGGGCAGATATGCCTTTCGCTTTCTTCATCCGCAAACATCCTGTTTAACGTGTTACTTTGGTTTATATCCCACCATACAGGGCTGTTTAATTCATCCCATATAGGGCTTGCGTAGTCCTGCCACAAATCAACCGGGAAATCTTCTCCTGTGTGTGTTACCCTGTCTGGGTTCTCTCCGGGTTTCCTCATAAAGACCACATAATCAGGAATACCCATTCTGCTCATGCAACTGTCTTTTTTGATCTGTTTATGTAAAAGTCCAAGTGCCTTTGTTCTCTGCATAGCCGTTACGGGATTTTTCCATATACAGACCTCGGCATGATAGATAAAACCGACTTTCTGAAATAATCTGATTAAATCTCCCCTGAAATCCTTAATTCCGATAAAGCCGTCACGTTCCTTTGATGTAGGAAGGTTCATACAATGGATAGCCACAATACGACCGTCCATTAGTATTCTGTAAAGTTCCTTGACTATGAACTCAAAGTGTGTGAAAAATTCCTCATCATTCCGGCTGTTTCCTAAATCCCTATCAGAATTTGAATAGGTATATAATGAACTGAACGGGGGAGAGAACACGGAAAAACCCACACTCCCATCTGGTATTGTTGTGATGACTTCGCAGGTATCACCGTTAATTAGCGTGTATCTGTCTGTTGAATATTGATCTAGTACCTTCATTTCATTCCCCTTTCAAAAATAGTGGTATCTGTAAATCCTGCTCCGGCAGGTATGATGTCGTGATCCTTGTGGTATGTTGGATTTCCGATAGCGTGACTTCTTTCATAAGTGCGGTCATTTGCTTTTGCATTTCATCCATCTGTGCCTGTTTGCGTTTGATGTTCTCTAGTACGCTCACTTCTTTTTCAGATATGATGATGTAAACATTGACTTCATGCTCCTGCCCGAACCTCCAACACCGCCTTATTGCCTGATAAAATCTTTCATAACTATCCGACAATCCGCAGAATATTTCATTGTGGCAGCTTTGGAAATTCGACCCAAACCCAAAGATTGAAGGTTTACTCACAAGGCATCGGATGTTTCCTTCGGCAAAGTCTATACTTGCCTGTGCTTTCGTTTCCGGCTCATCACTTCCCTTTATTTCCACACAGTTAGGTATCTTTCTCCGTAACATTTCGCTTTCATCGTTATAGTCAACCCACAAAAGCCATTGTGACGGGTCACTCTCGGTTAATTCATAGGCTCTGTCTGTCCTATCTTCCATGCTTTCCTTGCGGGCTTCTCGGCGTTCCTGTAATGTTTCTGCCACTTTGACAAACATCTGATAATCTTCGATCTCGGATTCGGTTAGAATCGTGTGTAGTTTCAATTCCGGCAGGTCGTAACCTTTGATCTCATATCCCAAGTCACTAGGACTATTGAAGTAAATCGCCCATGTTGCGAACCATTCCCAAAACTTATTAACTCCGGCTTTCTTTAATCTCCAATCCGATGTTTTCCCGCCGTCATGCACAAAGTAAGTCGCTAACATTTCAGTACGGCTCATTATTCCTAAAAACTCACATGACGTACCGATCTCGGTGTAATCATTCGGTGCTATCGTTGCGGTGCAAAGCAATTTATACGGTGTCCTGTAAAATCTGTCCGTTAAATCGCCCTGGGTTTTGCTTGTGAATGACTTAATGATTGAACTTTCATCAAGTACCACTCCCACAAAATCATCCGCATTGAAGTGTTCGACCATTTCATAGTTGGTTATGTTCAATCCGTCTTTCACATCATCCGCAGTACGGCAGACATTTATCTTGCATATATCAAACTTTTCAGCTTCGTGTGCGGTCTGTTTTACTACCGACAACGGGGATAAGATTAGAACCTTGCCGCCTGTCTTTTTCCATACACAGTACGCCCATTCAATCAACATAAAACTCTTACCCGTACCGCATCCCGTAAGGATCGCACACTTGCCTTTTTTCAACGCCCATCTGACAATATCCCTCTGGAAATCAAACAGTTTATCCGATAACCATTCTTCGGGTACATCAAATCCGGCTTGTATCGTCTGTAATTCTTTTGTTTCCAAAAACTCCTGATATGTCATTTGTTACCTCTCAACCTTTCTAAAGGGCAATTCTGGCATACTTCCTCGACCATGTAATAAGCCGCATCGTCTGCATCGTTATAACGTGTCATATACACCTGCGGATAGCGACAATAATGGTCGCAGACATCCTCTATGATCTTTCCTTTTTCTTCATTCGTCATAGCCTTTCTCCCTTATCACTAATTCAGCCCCCAATATCCGACATATCTTCTCGCATATATCCAAGGGCGGTACTACTTCGCCTGTCATGTATCTGCTGAATGTGTTTTTGTTGACCGGGATCATTTTCGCAATCTCATATTGCTTTAGTCCCTTCTTTTTTATCTTTTCCCTTGTCCATTCCGTGAAGTCTATAAACTCTATTTCCCGTTTCATCCTGTTCTCCGTTCCAAAGTATTCTTGTTCCACATATCGGGCAGAATTTCCACCATTTACGCAACTGTTCGTTACAAGTCATCCAATAGCAAGTGTAGTAATATCCACCGCCCAACTCATGTTTTATCGGGGGGCTTTGCATCATCGTTTCTCATTGCAACCACCCTTTTGCATTTCTTTGTAGACTTCCTCTGCGGTTTTAGTACGCAACATATAATCAACGTCCTTTCCGTAGGTTTCTACGCACTTGTCTATGTAGTCTTTGAAGTCCTGATTTTTCAGGTAAAACTCATACATTTCGTCAAGCATCGTTCTCGTCCTCGCAAACTTCGAGTTCATCTTCGGTAAACCACATCTTCGGGATTTCCAACTTGTACTTGATTTCATCCCTTTCCAACTTCGAGTCAATGATCTTTGCCTCTACCCTTACTTTTTTTCCGATTGTTAAAAGTTCAACTGTCTTTTTCATGCTTTATACTCTCCTTTTGTCTTAATAATTCCGCTCTATCCTGTGCTATTGCCGCGAACACCATGCCCGGACATCTGTATAGTGCCGCCAACGTACAAACGATCAGTTCATCATCCGACATTGCAAGGGCTTTGTTCCACAAATCTGTTAGCCCGATTATCTCTAGTGTCTGTCTGCTATCCCCCTCTCTTTGCTTTATATCCAATACCCGATCCATGAGTGTTCGGTTAACAATCGGTTCTATTTTCATCAGCAATACCCCACTAACGCACACAGAAAACCGATTATAAACAAAACTATCGAAATGTTCCTGTCACCCCGTCCTGTTATACTTTCCGCTACTCCGGCAAGTGCCAAGAAAGACAAGACCACTCCACCGTAGTAAATTGCTTTTTTTATTCTCGCCATGTAGTCACCCCTTAAAACTTTCATATTGCCCTCAAATTTCCGTTTCCGTATCGCAGGTATATAAACCCTTGCCTATGTGTGTTAAACCTTAAATTTAACCCTATTCTGTTTCGCTATCGGCTATTCCTAAATATCTATCTCCCGACACTTTATCTGCTAACGCTTTTACCAATCCGCTTAACTGATCCGGCACTTTATCATTAAATGCCTGTTTGCTTAATAGTGCTTTGTACGTTCTCTGGAAATTCGACATAATTACAGAATTAACCTCGTCACTATCTGTCTGACCCCATTGACGTAACATTGATGCACCGCCTACGGCTCTTTGTACCAACGGAGGCAGCTCGTCAAAGCGTTCCTGTGCATGATACCCACTATCTCGGATTGCTTGTTTAACCAAGTACCACGCTTCACCCTCGGTCAACTGATCGTTTTCTTTTGGCGCGTGTAATGCTCCAATAAGTTGTGAGGCAGACGGGGCAAATCCTGAATTGTTTGTTTTAACGTAAATCTGTAATGCACCTTTTATAGCTGCCGCCGGATAGTCCTCTAAAGCCCAATGCCATGTGTTGACCGTTTCCGTGAGATTTTCGGGTTTCCAATTCGGGTAAAGTCCCATTATGCTACGCACAAGCCCTTTTGTTTCTTCTCTTGTCATACCCTGCTCCAATCATCATCTGTCATACCCTGTTTGTTTTGTTTAGGTTTATTCAGCCTGTCCCATGTAATACCTTGATAGTTATTACTGATTGTTTCCTCAATCACTCGGATCACTTCGGGTATTCCATAATCAAGACATTGTGTATATATTTTATTTAACAGGGTGTTCATGCCTTTTTTTCCGTAGTGATTGTTTGTTTTAGGTTTCTTTTCATCCTTATATTCCATCCAAGACGTTACGCAATTATCAAGTTCTATATGGATGTTAATGTAATTAACGTATTCATCCTCTGATGTTCCTTGAATATACAGATAGTTAGCTACGTTTGAGTAATGGTCAAAGTTGCGTTCTTCTGCGGGGGGTAAGGGGGGATTCTCTATACTAACCTCATCTAATCTATCCTTACCTAACCTATCCTGTGGCAACCGTTCGGCAACCATTTGGCAACCATCTGGCAACCAAGTGTAAGAACCGTTTTCTTTTAGGTCTAACTGTGCAAGTTCCTCCTGAAATGCAGTAGGTG